ATTTAAGAAAAAGATTAATTAATGTTGATTGTTTTGTTCAAAGAAAAGCAAATAATATGTTTTATTATGGTCAAGTTTTAGAATTTAATAAAGATGGTTCTTGCGTGTTTCAATGGTGGAAAAGCAAACACATAAACAGAGACGATTTAAAATTTAAAGAACATGGCAGAATGGTATCTTACAAAGATATGTGGGTTAATGAGTTTGCATTAATCAAAGATTGTGAATTTAATGCTATTTATCCACGAATAACTACACACACCCTATTTGACGAAGATTATAAAATAGAACAAATTGCTATATAACTTTACATTGTCAAAATAACTTGACAAATCTATTTCATATAATTAATTGTTTATAAACATTAAGAAACATAAGGTTTTTTGATGGGTTACTAATTGCTAAAAATAATAAAGGGGTAGCGTCAACTACCCCTTAAACAAAAAGGACCAAGACCGATGAAATCTAAATCCCAAGAAACACCTATCACACATGATAAGTTTTTACAAATACAGGGTATTAGAACACGACTCGATTTAATCTATAAAGAAATAAATAGATTACACCTTGAATGTCCTCAAGGTAATTTAAAAAAACAATTTGGTGAAATCCATGACACAGGCATTGATATGCTTGATAACTTAGATGACATTATAGAAAAAAGAATTCCAATTGGTAATTCATCTTTTGCTACAGAGAACGATAGTTACGGGGGGACGATTTAGTGCCTACAGTTCCTTATAAAATTGATGGTAAACGAGTTGCTGGTGTAACGACGAAGATTGGTCGTTATAAAAGTGCTGACTCATTAATTCATTGGGCATGGCAATGCGGAATGAACGGTTTAGATTATCGTGAAGAAAAGAAAAAAGCTGGTGGCATAGGTACTGACCTTCATAATCTTGCAGAAGAATACATTAAAGGCAATGAACCATTTGTATCTAAAGACCCTGTGGTGCATCATTGTTTTCAACAATTTTTAGAATGGTGGAATAATTATGATTGTGAAGTTATTTGGACCGAGAAAACATATACAAATAAAAAATTAAACTGTGGTGGATGTCCTGATCTTTTGGTTAAAAAAGATGACAAGTATATTTTAATAGATTTTAAAACTTCTAAAAATATGTACGGGGACCACCTTATCCAGCTTGGTGCCTACAGTGAATTAATTAAACTTGAAGATGGTATTGAAGTAGATGAAGCTATTATTGTTCGTTTTCCTAAAGACGATGATCAAACACAAATAAAAAAATATTCTAAAAAAGATTTAGCCTTGGGTTCAAAACAATTCAAAAAATATAGTGAATGTTATGAAACCGAAAAATTAATTAATAAAGTAATGAGGAGGAAAGATGACTGAAAAAGTTTTAGAAGCTATTGAGTTAGCTAAAATAGACTTTGAACCACTAGAAAAAAATGGTCAGAATAATTTTTTTAAAACACAACAAGGTGAACCACATAAATTTAGTACCTTGGCAGATATTAACAAGGCTTGTAAAGATGCATTAATTAAACATGGCATTTCTATAAGTTATCAATGTGAATACAATGATGGTTTAAATTTTTTAAAAACTATCATCACACATTTATCTAGCGGTCAATTTATTTCATCAACATCTATCATTGGTCATTCTAATTCCACACCACAGCAAGTTGGTTCAGGTATAACGTATTTTCGTAGATACCATATTCAAGCAATGCTTAACTTAGAAGCTGACTTTGAAGATGACGGCAATCAAGCATCAGGTAAAAATACGAACGAGACATATAAGCAATATAATAAAAGTAATTATGAAAAAAAATAATAAGAATTTATCTGCTGGTACTCCTGACTCTCAATGGCGAGCAGATAATGTTTGTGAGATTATTACCTTTTTCTCACAAGCGGAGTGTGTTTTTTCAGGAGGAATTTGTTATTCACGGGAAGAAGCGAGTTCAACAACACATTCCAAAAACAATTTAACAAGGAGTTATAATGGAAAAGAATAAAGAATTTGTATCGGGTTTATATATTAATGCGCCCAATGTAGAATTTATTGTATGTAAAATAGGAATAGTTGTTCCTCAGTTACTAGAATATTTACAAAATTCTAAAGAAGAAAAAATTAATCTTGATGTGAAACAAAATCGAGACGGTAAATATTATGCTGAAATAAATACGTGGAAAGCAGATCAGGATAATAACCAAAATAATAATCAAGGTAATTACCAGCAAAACAATCAAGGTAATAACCAAGGCAATAATCAAGGTTATAATAATAATCAAGGTTATCAAAATAACAATAACTGGAATAACAGATAATGAGTTTCGGACCTTTTGTTTCCTCCTTTTGTGTTGGGTCCGTCAGATGATACCGCAAGATAAAAATTTTAAAAAAGATTTTTCTTCGGTATTGCTTGATTTAGATGACGTGTTAAAAAAGCATAGCAAAGTTTCCTCCGCTACTTTCTCTTTAGCTATATCAACTTTTTTGACGCGTCACTTAATCAAAACTGCACCAAATGATTACACCGTAATTAGTATTTTATTAGAACCTTATTTTGCTACGAGGAAGCAACAGATACAGGATGCTAAGAAACCTAAGACAAGTAGTTTTAGAAATTACAAAGATGAAAACATATAAATATTTAAGGAGAGTAATTATGAGTATTTTTATAGAATGTGTATTAGAAAAATTGTGGCCAAGTTTTATTAATAAAAAAGATAAGTATAAATGGATAGGCGTTCATTCAATGTCTAATCCTAATCCTAACCACAAAAGATTTACAATATTAAAAAACAATGAGCCTAGACAGTCAAATAATAATAAGTAAAGAACACCAACGCCACGTAGCATCACAACCTTGTTTTTATACTGGTGCTACAGAAGGTGTTCAATGTTGCCATGTTAAATTTCTTGGTGAACGTTACATGATGGGTAAGCGTGTTTCAGATCAATGGACCATACCTATGCATCATTTACTTCACGAACAACAACACCAGCACAATGAATTAGAATGGCATTTGCATCGGTTAATGGTGAGTCCAATGGCTAAAAAATATTGGGCCACTTCCCCTAATAAAAAAATAAGAGATATGTATGAACAACAAAAAATTTTTCTTACCTAATCCATTACCAATAGACAGAGAGTCATTAGCTAAAGCTATTTTTGATGCTAATAATTATATGGGTGAATGTAAAGCTAAAGTTCATTATTTAGAAAAATATACTAAAATAGTTTTTAGCAAATTATGTATTCAAGAAAAAGGTAATAAGACAGGCAAAGAAGCCGAATGGCATGCTTTTAATCATAAAGAATATTTAAAACATTTAAAAGATTTAGAAAAAGAAGAAATAGAATTATTTAGAGCCAATGCGATGGTCCTGCAATTGTCACATCATCAGGATGATCTAAGACAAGAGAAAGCATTAGATAGAGTTAAGATAGAGAAGGGTATTTATGATGTTACCTGACATTAATCATTCTGTATCGCTTAATGATTTAGAAATAGAGTTAGCTAAACAACTAGCCTATCGACGTTACCATGAGTGTGAAACAAAAAATGTGGTGAATAGAAAAATGGCATCACGAAAGACCAATAAAGAAGTTTCTGAGTCAGGAACATTATCTGAAATAGCATTTTGTAAAATGATGAATTGCTATCCTGACTTATCTTATCATCCACGAAAAGGTTCTGCGGATTGTTTTATTGATGGTGTTGCTATTGATATCAAAACAACAAAGATGAACGAGGGTCAATTGCTGGTGACTCCAAAGAAAAAATATGATGGCGGTATAGATGTCTATGTGTTGATGACAGGATTAGATAGAAAATTTACCTACAAAGGTTGGATGAAAAGCGAAGAAGTTTATCAAGATCAAAATATGACAGACCTTGGTTATGGTCCAACATATGCAATCAAACAACAGGAGTTACATGGAAACAACTACAGAAAATAAAGATAGCATTATACGAGACTTAGTTAACGAAAATAGAAAACTAAAAAAAGAAAACAAAGAGTTAACTACACATAATACTTTTTTAACAGAACGATTAGATAGTTGGGCCGATAAAAATTTTACCCTGAGAACAGAGAACGAAAAACTTAAACAAGACCAACCAGAGTTTGCAAAGCAATGAGTGTATTAGCTAGAAGATTATCCTATAAAAAATATAGAGAAGAAAATTATACTAAGTTATTAACTCCAAGTAAGAAAAATAAAGTAGTAAAAAAATGTACTTTATGTCCGTCTAATTATTATTCAGACTCAAAGTTTGATAGATTTTGTGACCCATGTCGAAGAAGGGCAACGGGTATAATTGGTTGAGCGATCAAGAATTAATATTGTATCAAAGGTATTTGAATATCTGTTTGGAGTTAGGTTACACATGGAAAACAATGAAATACGACATAGAGGAAATGGTAAAAAGTGAACGACCCAGTAAATCATCCTGACCATTACACTGCTGGGAAAAAAGAATTCCTAGATATTGCAAAAGATTTTCTATCTAATGAGCAATTTAAAGGTGCTTTAATATTTAATATTTTTAAATATTTATTTAGATATGAAAGAAAGAACGGCATTGAGGACCTACTTAAAGCCGAGTTTTATCTAAAAAGATTGATAAAACTAAAGAAAAACAGGGGGTAATCCCAGTAGATAACTAAGTCCTAATCTAACTATCCCCTGCTTTTTTTCCCGATATTTCACAAATCCTATTGAAATGGTAACATTGTTATATGGTTTGACAAACATAGAACATTTTTATATTGTATGTAATACCAAGAAAAATGGTGCCCAAGGGTGGAATCGAACCACCGACACGAGGATTTTCAGTCTCATGGCGAGGGGCAAGAGTCCTGCTTAGACATCTTTTTTCTTGGTAATAACACAAAAGGAAAAAAAATGAAATACACGAAAGAATATATTAAGAAGGATGGCACTAAGGTTTTCCATGTTTGTATTAGGATGCAAGGCGTAGAAATCTCTGAAAAATTTTTTGATAAAACTATAGCGGAAAAGTTTATTCATCATACTATTACAGACATAGATCGTAAGAAGCTGGATACTTACTCAGAAAATAAATGCTTTAATGAGTTAGCTACTTTATATGAAAATGAAAAACTACCTGATCTTGCCGATGAAATGGCACAGATACGTATGGTAAGGAAGCTGGTAAGTGATTTTAAATTGTTATTAAATATAAAAGAAGGTCCTTTATATTTAACAAAAAAAATTGTTAAACAATATGTTACCAGTAAAAAACATTTAGCACCTACCAGTATTCATAAGCGTGTTAATCGTATTAAACAAATTTATGATCATGCTATTGAAGAACATGAAATGCGAATAATTAATCCTGCTGTGGAGGTGAAGAAGCCAGTTACAGGTGATGATGCGCGCGATCGTCGTCCATCGTTTTACGAATTAAAGATGTTGTGTAAGCACGGGTCATCTGAGTTATGGTCCAGCGTTAAGATTGCCATACTAACATGTATGCGTAAGGCGGAATGGATTAACCGTGAATATAAAATTGAGAAAACCAAGAATGGTTATTTGTTAATTTTAGATGCACATAAGACAGTGAAACATATTGGTAAAAGAAAAATACCAATACCGACAAAGGCTTATAACTTAATGATGCGTAATGACTTACCTAGTTATGATGCATTAAAGAGTCAGTGGCAACGATTGATGGCTAAGTTACAGTTTGATGATCTGCGTTTTAATGACATGAGACATGAAGGTATAAGTCGTTTGTTTGAAAAAGGTTTTCAAATTCCTGAGGTTGCTTTAGTTAGCGGTCACAAAGATTGGAAGATGCTTAAACGTTATACTAATTTACGACCTGAGAACCTTCTAAAAAAATTAAATTAATTAATTGTTTGTCTCGTAAATAATTTTGTTGTGCCTTCTCTTTTGTCATGTTGTCTCGACGTGACAAATGAGTAGGTATAGTTTCATCACATTGACCACACCTATCCATAGCATGAACATGACCCCAAGGACCAACACCATCAGGTGATACATTTAATTGTGATTTTAAATGTGTCGACTTACAACTAGGACAAATAAATTTTTTATGCATATTTACTTAATAAACCATCATCTATCATATTTGTTGGTGCTTTACTAAGATTAATTATATTTTTTATATTACTATCGTTTATCATTTGTCTTAAAAACTTAACAAATTCTGGTGCCATTTGTTTTGCTTTAGCAGGATTGATTAAATACATTTTAATACTGTCTGCCATTAGTTCCTCTGGTTTATTTAAGTAATCTAATTGATTTTTATTTTGCCAACTTTTAGGACGTAAATCTTTTGACATTAAAATCATTTCATTAGTTATATTAGATTTAGGATTATCTTTTAAATAATTAGCATAAACACTTTTATAACTTGTCATATTACCTATCAAATGACCAGTCTCATGTTGTAACACATCCATAATTTCATCTTTAGGCAACATTTTTACATTAGGTTTGCCATCTTTATATTTTACAATTTGATTATTAATACCTAATCGTTGACTAATACCTAACATGTTTCCTTTTGCATCTTCCTGAATTAAAGCGTCAACAAATCCTCTATGAGTTGGATTGGATTGAAAATATTTATAACCTGAACCATATTCATCTGATAGTATCATGGCTAATCTTTTTATTTCATAATCAGTTAATCCTATGTCATCTAATTCATTTATTTTAGCAGAAGAATAAACATCATTTGCTAATGGGTCTTTTTTTCCTGAAACAAATCGTGCATTAATAACTCTACCCTCTGGGTCTAATGTTACAATGTTAGGTTTATAGTCTGGGTCAATGGCTCTTATATCTTGTAGATCATATTCCATTCTTTTATCTAATTTTTCATAGATACCTCTTGTTTGCATTAATTCGTTTTTTCTATTACTTTCTAATAAACTAAAAGGTTCAGACTGTTCACTAATAGCTTTGTACTCATTACCTACTGCAACTTTTTTATCTATGCCTGTAACATTATCTGCATAAATCATTGCATCAGAAGTAACAGTTTCAAAGTTAGGGTCTTTATTAAGTAATGACTCATCAAATAAAATTACTTTTTGATCGGCAAAAGGTCTTTCGTTCTGGGGAATAAAGTCAGGGTCATTTACTTTTGGTACTGTACCATCTTCACGTCGCATTGATTTATTATAGTTTACCCATGCGTTTTGAAATAATGTTTCATTAGCTAATGCTGGAATAGATGCATCACTATACATATTAGCATGTGATCTAAATGCATTGTACTCACCTTTAGGACCAAACTGAAAACCATTTGGTGTGTGACCATAAAAATCATGCACAATACGAAAGACATCATTCATTATTAATTCTTGTCCGTCTAATATAATTCCTGATGGTTGTGCTAATGGGTGATCGGGAGGAAGATCATCTAAATTAGTTTTTAAAAATTTTAAACTTTTATTATTAGCAACATCATTCATCATGTGACCTGATGATACGTAAGGTTCTGGTTTACCTTTACTAGCATTATAAACAACAGGAACAATACCATTATCAATCATGTGTTGATATTGTGCTAATGTTTCATTTATTAATGTTTCGTAAGATGCTTGTATTTTAGGATGATTAGGTTGATGCTTGGCCCCTTCATAAAAATCAGCTATCTCTTTTAAATAACTTTCTGGTGCATCAACTTTATTTGTAACTAATTGTTTAGGGTTATTAATATTCTTATTGTACGATAAATATAATTGTTGGCTAAATTGATTTGGTTGTGTTCCAATCTTTTCAACAATTGCTTCGACAATTTCTTTTGGTGGCTTCTTACCTTGATTGGCTCTGAACCACGGTTGAAATTCTGATAGTGTAGGAAAAGCAAAAACACCTTCAACTAAATGACCATAGAATTGATCACCAAACTCGTCGGGGTCCATACTCCCACCTGAATTATACATAAGCTGTGATGTCTTAGCTTGCCAATCTTCAGGAAGCATTTCGTACACCCCTTCTGCTGTATCACCAGCAAAAGCAAAAGGTAAATTTACTGCACCCATTAAATAATTAAAACCTTGTTCACCTGTTTTTAATGTGCTTCCTAATAGTCCTTTATTAAATTTTTGCATGCCACCAATAACAGGATTATCAGAAAATTCTTGGCCAGTAATAGTCTTGCCTGTATTTACTCCTAATAAATTATTAGTAAAAGGTGTTTCGCTTGCGCCTTGAAATCCTTTTATTGTTCTTAAATCAAGAAGATTGTCGGCCATGAATATTGTCTTGCAAAAATTTTAGGAACCAAGGATTATCTTTAAAGACAGTCATCAGTCCATTGGTTACTGAGTTAACAACTATTTCCTCGTTGCTATCTACACATAATACATTTCCATCTACGGTGAGAGAATGTTCATACACCACTGCATGTAACACTTCATGGAGTAGTGTATTCGAAAAATCGTTTGGCGTTAAGTCTTGTTGTATTTCTATCTTGTTTGCTCGGTGTTGGTATTCCCCATAACAATCAGTTTGTTTTGTGAAATCAGAACGAACAAGGTCAATGGCGATGTCCTTGTATCCAACTTTTATTTTTGGAGGACACTTCATTTATAGTAATCCTACAAAATACATTACGATTATAATACCTAAAATAATAATACCTATTTGATATTGTTTTTTTAAATCTTTAAACCAATTCCAATATTTCATTTTATCTCCTATTTTTTAAAAAATTTAAGTGCCGACTTTGTGCCATAGCTAGCCGATACAATAGCGCCCCAAGTATAAAAATACCATTGAGGTACTGAGTCTTTTAAAGCTAGAAATCCAGCTTCAACGTAAACTTGTAATGGTGGTATCCAAATCATTACCATTGGAATAGACCATAAAATTAAAATCCATTCATCTTTAAAACTATCTTTGGCACCTTTGATAGCTTCAACATCATATTGAATTTCACCTGAGATTTGTTTTTTTAAAATGTCTGTTTCCGCATTTATCTTTGTAACCTTCTGTTCTAGTTTGGCTTTTTTAGTTTGAACATATCCGCCAACTGCATCTTTAACAATTGAACTAACAGGTCCTAATAACAAGTTTAACATAAATAATTTTTCCTTTTTGTAAAAAAAATATCCACAGGATAAAAAAAAATATTTTTTTAAGCTATGCTTTAAATAATTTTTTTGTGTTTAACGGTAACTCCTCATTTATTAGGTATAACATTGTTACATGTATAACAGCGTTTTTGACTTTAAACAAAAAACATGATATGATGTTTTTAAATAAAAAGGAGTAAGACCGATGTATAAATTAATTGATTGCGGAACTTATGTTTGGTTCGTCAAAACTGATCGTAAGTACCATCATTGTATTTACAGTGTAACTGGTGAATACAAAAAAGTTAGGCGTGGCAATCCTGCTACACCTGTATCTCAGAAAATGAGATTAGCATATCTTATGGGTTGGCCATTAGAAACTGCTGGATGTACTTTAAATAAAAAGAACGCAAAATTTTATTTAAAATTATTTAAAGCAATTACTAAGACTGCACGCATAAAAGAAATCATAAAACAACTAAAGGAGGTAATATGAAAAAAGATAAAAAAGAAATACAATACGTAGGTCTTATTTTTATTGGTGGTGGTTCAACTTGGTTTCAAGGTTCTGACATAGGTCATGTTTCAGTCAAATGTGCAAGATTGTGCAAAAGAGATTGGCAACATTTATTTAAGTTTAAAAGAAATCATGTATTCCCAGTAAACATTTATGATATTTCAGAAATCAAAGATGAATGGTGTTTTGATTATATCAATGGTTTGCATTGTGTCGAAACTAATAAACAAATTAAATTATTAAAAACTGTCTATGCTTGTTAAGGAGGTAATATGAAAAAACAATTAAAATATAATTATGTATCTGAACATCTTAGAAAAGATGCTATGAAACAAAAGTTTAAACATTCTGATATTACAGAAATGAATTATACCATTGAGATAGATGACATTACTGGCATACAAAAAAAGATAATTAGTGTATCTGCCGATGGTCCTAAAAGTTTAAGTAAACTATTAAGGATAGGTTAATCTATATCCTCGTAAAAATGATGAACCCCTATCTTTGTGATGGGGGTTTTCCCTTCTGCCCACTTAGGTTCACTAATATAATCTGCATAGTAATGAGTAGCTTTACCGACATTACTATCGTGCAATCCATCTAAAACATTATTCGCTATATCAACAAAGTCTTTTATATCTCCGTGTGTAAGCTGTTCCATTTTTTCTTTGTTCGGGTCGCCTTCATTCCAACAAGAGAACTGCCATTTCTTTTTGCATACACCTTCTAAAGTATCTGCACTAAACCATTTCTTAGAGTCTAATCTATTTTTAATGACATGAGCAATTGCGTATTGCCCTTCTTTGGTTTCACCTCTTGACTCACCCCATATTGTTTGAGCCATTACTAATCTATCAGACTTGTCCATTCCATTCCCCTTGTTCATTGAGATACATTGGTTGTATCATTGGTGTTTCGTTTATCAACATACCTACTGATAAAATTGGTCGCTTAATAAATAACTTTTGGTATTTCATTGCTGGTGCTTTTGGATTAATTAAACAGCCAGTTGACATGGCAAAGTTTAAACTTGTCGGTGAGGACCACCAACTTATATTTGACTGGGTGTGAAAATGTCCCGTGATTAATGAGCAAGATAATTCTTTTGAACTACTTAATACATTAGACTTAAAGTTATGTGTTAAAAATACTTTGTGTTTGCTTGGGAGAGTTAAGATGTATTTGTCGTGCCATCGCCAGTTTGCTTTTATGTCAAAGATGTCGTTTAAATCTTTGAGCATGCTTCGAGGAATACCAAAGCGTTCGGCCTTACGTTCAATGCGTAGATCGTGATTACCTTTAAGTATGTCCATATCAGGAAATAACTTCTCCAGCTTCCGTATTTCTTTTGTTGCTTTACTAACTTCAAAGATAGGTGACTCAACTTCTGGGTCACTTGGTCTTTCTACTTGCACAGATGCTAAATCAAAAATATCTCCAATAGAAAACACTCTAGTAAATTTCCATTTCTTATGTAACTTTGCTAGAAAGTTTATCGCTTGCGGATGTTGATAAGGCATGTGTAAATCTGAAATTATTAACACGCGATTATTTAGTTTCATGGTCCCCCTGAAACAGTCCTAGTTATTGACTACTAATTAACTTTAAAAATACCCAAATCCCACTGAGTACACTACCAATAAAGAGAGTAGTCCTTATAGCCGATTTTCCTGTGGCCATTTCTTCTTTTAGTTTAATTACTTCTTGTCGGTTTTCTTTAACCTCAACTTTAATTTCGTTTAATGTATGTTGTAAATTTTTAACTTGTTGTTGCCAATCAGACATCTGTACTCTCCACTTGTATTTTTTCTATACAATATAAAAACATAGAAACGTTTCTTTTTTTTAAATCATTATCTATTTCATCTACTAAAATATTTCTTTTTAATAAACATTCATTTTTAGTTTCAAAATCTATTGGTATGTAAGCATTAGCTAAACACACTGGTGGTAAAGTAGATAACTCTAAAAAACAAATTGTTGCTATTATATTAAACATTAACCTAAAGGATTAGAGTTTTGTGTTTTTATTTCGTCAATTAATATGTTCTGCAATTCATTTTCTTTTTGAACAATAGAAATCAATTTACTTAATTCATTTATTAAATCTCTTAACTTACCAAACTCTTTAAATGTATCACCACGTAAATCTGATATGTTTGATTGTAATTGTTGATCTGCAATTTTTATTTCTTTTTGTAATTCTTTTATGTCTGAATTAATTCCTGCAATATCATTTAGTATATCATCATTGGTATCATTATCTCTAGCCATCCATTCATCTTCTAATGCAGACATGCGGTCTAATATTTCTACCTCTAAATTAGAAATCTTTTCATTAATAGGAGTTAAGTCTACAGTTTCATTAACAACAAATTCTTTACTTTCTATACCATCAAGGCGTGTATTAAATTCACCCCATGCATAAAAGCCACCACCAATAGCGCCTATTACTCCTATTATAGATGCGTAATTAGTTAATTTATCAATCATAGTAATCCTTTAAGTTTTTTTAAATCAATTAAGATTTGTAATTTTTGTACTTTTAAATCGTAAAGTTTTTTGTTGTGCTGGCTAATTGGGTCAGCATCAATGTAATTACCTAGTGTAATTCCTGTATAAATATTTTTGTAATACAAACCTAAATCTGCTTGAATAAACAAACCGTCATTTGGTTCTGTATAAATTTGTTGTGGTTTATAAAATTCGTTTTTTGTGTAAACCTCCAAGGCGTTACTGTTAGAAAATAAAGTAATCTCTTTTATATCTACAGTGATATTATCATTTATATCTATTTTAATATCTTTGTTAGCTACTTCTATTTCATCACTTTCTATTTCTTCTATTTCAGTAACGTCCTCGACGGTTTCAATTTCTTCTTCTAGTAACCCTTGCCCTTCCGTGGCTTCTTCTTCAACGGTATCATCTATAACCTCCTCAGTTTTTTCTTCTGCAATTTCAATCTTATCTTCTTCTTCGATGTCGATTGTTTCTTCTTCTACCTCCATTTCTAAAGGCTGTTCTTCTATAGCTTCCTCTAATTCTTCAAAATCAATATCTTCGAATTCTTCAAAATCTATTTCGTCTAAATCTATTTCTTCAAAATCTATTTCTTCAAATTCCGTAAGATCAAATTCTTCAAAACTAGCTATAGCATCGAGAATTATAACTTCATCAAAGTTTAAATCCTCAATCTCTATAATTGTATCTTCAAAAGTTATTTCTTCAAAATCCCAGATTATCTCATCAAGAATAATGTCATTGATAAAATCATCATTGATAACAATTTCATTTAATTCTTCTTGTATGTCATCTGGTATAGGGGGTATATCCCTATAATTTATATTTAATGTAACATTATCTACATCTGGTCCACGATGTAAGTTATCATAAGTTGTGCCTGCGGTCTCATTAAACATTTCTGCTCTGATTGTAAAATCTGTTTGTGCATTTGAGCCGTGAATATAAACATTTGTATAGTTTGTAAATTGACCACCATTGCTTTGCCTATTAGGGTCATGGTCATTTATATTTCTAATTTGTGTTGATACTGTACCATCCGAACCTGTAATAGTTTGTTTAAGAGTAAATGTGTTTTCAATATTATTCCAAAACCATACATCTGCCCCCATCGTTGAGGTAAAGCCTTGATTGATTTGTGATTGCGTTAAATGACCATCACCAACTAAATCTACATCTTGATAAACATTATCTTCTATATGTCCCTCAAATGCTAATACACCGCCACCATCATCCATGCCTGTTTGATATGGAAACCCCCATTCGCCATGTGTGTGAATACCATGTTCGCTGTCTGTAGACCACCCAGTAGTAGATGTAGTTTCACCCGTTCCAAACGTAGAGTTTGTAAGTATGTTGCCAGTGTTTAATGTTTCTGCATAAGCAAAGCTAGTTATGAACGTTAATAATAGGATTTTTAATAGGTTCATTTTTAGCTTTCTCTTTTATTAATTGTAAATCTATTTGTTCCATGTATTCTAATCTAGCCATGTACTCCTCGTAGTCAGGTCTAAGTTTAGGATACTTCTCCCATAATGCTCGTGCTTCAGGACCTATGACTCCTTGAAATGGACAAGGTGTATTGGCTTCCATAAAACTTATAAAAATTTCTTTTTTTTGACAGAGCAACGTAATCGCTGGGACATTCATTTTTAGGTCCATTAATAATTTGCTATATTTTAAGCGAATACATTCCTTATCGTACACATGTTTACCCCCTGAGATACCGACAAAAGTAGATGACACAGAACCGCCTACTCCCATAGAACAAACATCTTGACTCATACTAGAATAAGATGGTGAGTTAGCACTGTTCACTGGTATTTCACTTCCTGTGGAGGTGTTAGTTGATGTTGAGTTTGTTGTGTTGGTTTGTCCACCTGAATAGGTGTTGTTTGTTGTCATGTTGCCGTCGATTAACGTATTGGACCCACTTTCATTTGTCTGTGAGTTGTTACCTAAAACTGGGTTCGCAAGAGAAAATAAAAATAATAATATGATTAAAACAAAAAGGTTAAAAAATATTATGCGGAACAAGTATCGCACTCCTCTGGGCAAACACATTGATCTTTTGTTTTAGCACCACAATCAGGACAAGGATTATTTACCACAAGTACACTTTCCATCTTCGCAACAAGGATTAATCATAACTATCCATGAGTTCTTTTACTGCTGTCCATGTGATTTCTGAATGAGGACAAGTGTTAGTTGTAATAGTATTTCCATTTTTATCTATTCCTGTACTCCAATTTACTTTTTTAAAATTTTCTTCTGTTTCTATTTCTTCAACAAAAGACATATAAGTTTCTGGTCTAATATTTTGTACTGCTGTTAAAAATTTTATACTCATGCTCCAATCTCCATTAAAGTAAACTGTGAAGGAAAAGTAGCATTTTGAAATATAATAGCTTGACTACCACTTTGTCCTTTTGCAAAAACTGTGTAAGTAATTGCAGATGTAGTGTTATGACTTGTATCTAAAAACTGAAATGAACTGTGCTGTGCTAAGTTTACTGTATCTGCATTTTGATAAAAATAAGTTGAATAGGCTTGACCAGTACCTCCTTTTTCTTCAAAAGCTGTACCTGATGCTCCACCACTTCTATCAACTTTACAACCATAACCCCATTCATGCGAACTTGTAACAGTATGACCTCTAGCTTGTAATTTAAACATTCCAAATATTTTTGAATTAGTTGCACTAGGAGTAATTGCACAAGTTACACCTGTTGTATTATAACCTTGGTCTTGAATAGTAACAGATGTATTGTAATGAGTATGTTGCACTTGCAAAAGTTTACCCCCACTATAGTTTGCACTAGGCAAAGTACCTGTAACTCCTTGTGCTAAATTTAAAAATGTCTGTGCCATTATGCGTTCTCCAATGCTGTTAGTCTTGCTTTAATATCTGTATTTTCTGCTTCTAAAGTTTCTATTTTTGTTATTAATTGATTTATTACAGAAATATACATAGCATCTTTCTTGCCAAGTTTTGATGTTAATGATTTATGTGCACCATCTTCA